CTAAATATTTCTTTGTCTAAACTCATAATATAGGTTTATTATAAATAGAGTTACAAAGGTTTATTCGTAATAAGACCTTGCTCGTGTAGAACCATGTACTTAGACTTGAAGTCTTCTTTAAGTACTGATATCACCTTTGTTAAAGAAGGAGTTTCACAATCAGTCATTTCTCTTATGTAGATATAAAGAGCTTTCTTTTTGAATATTTCTAAATCGTGTCTTGTTTTGAAAAGTGTAAGAACAGCATCTGCTATTTCTTTTTCTGATTGTTTGATAAACATTTCATCTAAACAGTCATACGTTGCAGCTACCCAGCCGTCGATAAATTTAGATAATGTTATTCTTTCATCATCTAGGTAAGTTTGTGTGCCGTCGTAAGATTCTTCCATTTCTGAGAAGGATCCTACCTGCTTTAACCTCTTATAGTTCTTGTTGTTGTAGTTAATCAACCATCTTTTAACAATGGTACCGAAGTATGAATATGCTTTTGCTCCATTATCAGGATCAAACTTCATAATCTTTTCTTCTAGTAAAACAGAAACGATCTCATGTTTGAGATCCTCTATTTGTTCTACATCTGTGTAATAGAACTTAAAAGTATGTATGATATTTTCTGCTAACTTGTAAAAAGGTAGGTATATGTGGTCTGTAAATATTTTAGCCCTGTATACTGTGTCAGTAGATACGTTATATTTTTTTATGTACTCTTCCGTTTCTTTGGTAAAGTAATTAGCTTTACTCTTTGCTCTTGCCATATTGTTGGGGTACCCGAAACTCGTTTAAAACATCTTGAATACCTTTTAAGGTTTCAAAAAATACTCCAGTTTCATCATCTGCTGCAAAAACTCCTTTGGAGTCTAGACTTTCGATATGGGTCTGTGATTTGTTAATAATATCCGATACATTTTGTATATATTGGACTTGTTTTTCAACTTCATCTTCATATTTTTCTACTTTTAATAGTAGGTTTCTTAAAATATAGATGAAAATTAGTATTATACCAACTAAACCACCAAAAATTATGTAAAAAAGTGTAGGATTAATGCTCATTATAGGTTTTTTAACATATTAGATAATCCTTCCGACGATTTTACCGACTTTCCTGTAGAACTTTGTGACTTTACGACTTTTGGTTTAGAGGAACCTCCATTACCCTTCCAAATATCATATTCTACCTTGGATGCCAAGAAGTCTGCAGTGTGAAGTACTGAAACTATAGACGTTTTCTGTCTTGAAGACTCTTGGTAACTAAAGAAATAAGCTTTATTAGCCTCATCAAACACTCCATCGTGTAATCTGATGCCTAAAAACTCTCTTTGACTAACTTTTATACCATACTTTTGTAAAATATATAAAGAACGGTCTGGGATAAGCATGAAGTCAAGTTCTGAGTTGTTAGTATACATTTCTGACAACTTATCCTGACGCCATTTATCGGTCTGAGGTATATAGTTAGGTTTATCTCCATCTCCTAACTTACCTAAATCATGAAATAATGCGGCAAAGACAAGTTCTTCTGTGGTGTAATCAATCATTCCACCCATCTCCTCGTATAACCTAGACTGCTTCACCGCATATTCCACAACTCTGTTGACATGATCAACATAACCTCCTGCAAAAGCATTATGATACCATGACTTCCCACTAGCAGGAGCCATAACATACGTATCTTCCATAGATGTAACCATAGCTTTTACACTATCTTTACGATCTATTATGTAAGTATCTATAATTTTAAGATGCTTTTCGTAATTTTTTTGTATCTGCTCTGCCGATAATGCCATATTAGATTTAATTATTATTTATTAATATTATTATTATTCTTTATATATCTATATATTATTAATCTTTATATATTTTTATATCATTTATATAATATAATTTAAGATAATAATAATTTATTTAAGAATCAACTATTTTATGATAAATTTTAAAATATTTTTTCTTACCTCCCAAGAAGCATTACCTTCCCAATAGGTTTCAACGTTTACCGTAAGGGTATCTCCTATATATTTTCTTAATACTGGACCTACTATACGTTTAGTATAACCTTTATCATCGTGGTTAAGTCTAGATTCTTGAACCATATCTAATTTCATTGATTCATCGATAGTAATATCTCCTTTAAAAATAGAGTAAGTATAAGAATCTTCTGATGCAGTAGCATAAGTATCTACACTAAACCTACCTATTCCACTACTATTGTAGCTAAGTTTAGCATGATAGTAACCCATAGCATCTTTTTCAAAAGGTACTTCGAAGTTTACTAAACAATCACCGCATACATCCTCAAAAACTTCTTCTTTACTACAACTAGCAAAAAGAACTAAAAGAGAAATGAGAATTGAAATACCAAACCAAGAATCTTTACCGTTTACTTGAATGTAGTTTATTACTTTTTTGAAAAGAAAAACTGAAATAAGTAAGATAATTCCTGTAAGGAACCCATTTAAAAACATTTGTAATAACATAACCTTTTTTTATCTATTAATATACTTAAATATAGGTATAATAATTCAGAGTACCAACTTTTTTTATTACTTTTTCAGTGATGGTTGGATGTATTCTGGTCCTTTTTCTAGTATATATTTGAGATCTATATAGTTAAGATTGTTTTGTATAGCATAATCCAGTATTACGAAGTTGTATTTATGTCCTTCTCTGGAGAAATGCTTACAATCACATGAATACCTCTCATCTAAAGTCATCCAATCTTCATAATGTATATCACCACTTAGTGCTCCAAAGCCTGAAGCTATACTTTGTACACCTATATTGTTAAAATGATTAACAAATGATTGCCAGTAATCCATAGTCCAGTGTAACCAAGCACCACTTACCTTACTTGATGTATTATATTTATCCATTCTCAATATCCTACATGCTTTAGCTTCTTCATCAACATTGTGATTACCTAAATGACTAGTAATTATAGGGTGTCCTTCTGGTGGGTCATCATTATACAGTATAGAAGTATATTCTCGCTTTAATCCACTGAAAGTATATTTTTCTTCTGTTACTTCTAACTGCCTGTTAGGAGAGGTAAGAATAGTTATCACTATATCTCCTGGTACAATCTGATGTAAATATTTTGTTATTACTTTAAATGTATCTTGATTACAAGCACCACCTAATCCTTTTAACTTAAAATCATGTTTGTATTTTTCAGCTAAAAGATACTGCCAAGTGTATTCCAGATATGGAAACTCTTTTTCCTGTCTAGATTGATCTTCCAAAAGACAGTAGTTACCTGCAAAACTATCTCCAAATATCCACAACATACTAAATAAACTCTTTTAACACATCGTTAAATATATTCTTATGACCATTAGGAGAAGGATGTGCATCTTCTATACCCGGCTTCCAATGTTTTATACCTTCATAGTGATGAGCTCTTTCAGTTGCATCCCATAAGAAAGATTTTATACCGATATTATTTAAATGTAGAGTAATATCATACAGTGCTGTCTTATACACTCTTAATAAAGGTTGTGAGTTAGCTCCAATAACTGATTGTATATATAACTTTATAACTTCATTTCTATCTTCACCCCATATGGATGGGATTAGTTCATCTTGAAAATCTAAAGACCCGTCATCATTCATCCACATAGGTACCATAGTCTCAACTAATAAATCTGCTTCAGGATGTGGAATTGGGAAACGCATGGGCCATGTTGAATTGACCCATACTTTATCTCCCTCTTTCATTAAGTGTAAGCAGTTTGATAACTGTACTAAAATGGTTTGGTTACTTTGTCCTGATACAGCATAGTTTTTATACTGCATACCAAAGTGTTGTGATAGTAATTTAGGAAAAATAGTATCTTCATACCCATCACCAACCTTTTTCCATAACTCATTATTCTTTTTTCTTTCTTGGTAGTTATCACCCATCCACTCCCAATTAAGGCCGTGACCTGAAGTCATACTACATCCAAAGAACCAAAACGTATTATCCTCTACCTTGGACATAGTAAAAGTGAGCCTGTCTAGCTTTGAAATCTGGACCTGTTTCATTATCCATCTTTACAGGCTGACCAGTTGAATCATAACCAGGTTTGGTACTCACCACTTTTGTAACCGTCCTAGGTTTTGTAGAAAGTCTAGATGCTATCTCACTAGCTTTTGCAGCATCCTTTTTCTTTTTTACGATATAAATCACAACTCCTGCTGCTACTATACCGATAATTACTAAAATCATAATTGATTGTTTTAAATTAGTTTTCTATTTTTACTGTCGTACAAGCGTCTATGTAAGTTTTTAATACAGCACATTTTTCATAATGCTCCATCTTTTCAAAAAACTCTCTTAAGAAATCTAATGCTACAACTATTTGAGTTAAATCAAAACCATTTTCCATCTCCTCAATAACACTTATAGGGTGGTCTTTTACTCGATTAAGATAACTAAACAGTTTAGAAAAGTATTTTATAGCAATGTTCTTTCTATTACGTTTATATTCTTTTGGGTACTGTCTTGAATACATAACGTCCATTAAGTGGAAGTTCTCAACTCCACGAACAACCATTCCCATAAGTACATAGTCACTATCTAAAGCTTCTTTGACGCCGTGCTCTTTGTAGATAGCTTCATCACCTTTATGGAAAATATCAAATAATTTATTTGGGTCTACTGGTTGCATATTAATAAATATCCTGTCTATTTTTTAACCATGGATACTTTTTTTCATCATGCCATGAAGTGTCGATCTCAAAATTTGAATCAACAAACTGTTTAAGGTTACTTATGATGTTGTGGTTAAATAATTTTTTATACCTTGTAACTGTATCTTTATTCCAATAACTGACATCTTGTTGTATTTGTTCAATTACAAAAGCAGCAAAAGAAGTGTTACCATTAGGAGACCAATGAGAGTCTTTTACTCTTTGTTTGAGATTAAGTCTTGGCTTTAACCAATCTGTGATAGGTTGAAATTCTCCCCATAGACTATCCTCCCAAACATAGACATCAACACCTATCCTATAAAGAAGACTCTGTAACTGCTGAAACTTTTCTTTATGATGTACTTCATACACCTTATCTAAGTTACCTCTCCATGCTCTAAACCAGTGCATCAATAGGGTTATATCATCATCAGTAAAATTGTTCTCTTCTAATGTACCAGATAGTAGATATGTGGTTAAAAACTCTTTTTCCCCTTCTTTTATTTCACCTGCATCTTCTTGTCTGAAATATTCATGCATAAATCCAAGATTAATATCAGAATATGTATCAGTTACTGTTATAGATTTAAGAACTGAGTCTTGTTTTAGGTCTAATCTAAAGTCATTCCTACGTATTGGTTCAAGAGAATAACGATTCCCTCTTGTGATACCTATAATAACCTTATCTCCTTCACTGTATAAACTACTATCTTGTAGTATTCTCGATATAGTTGTGTCATTTGCACCACCTCCTATGGATCTCTCATGTAAATCCAACTGTAAGTAGTTGGCTACTTGTGCACCCCAATAGTGTTCCTTAAATTGATGTTGGTAGAACGGCTGGTAATACTCTGGTTTCTTAATATTCACCAAAGTACCTGCTGAAAAACTACAACCATATACATATAACTTCGCCATCTACTATAAATATAAACTAATAAAACTATATATACAAGATTTTCCCCAAAAAATTCCCCTTAAAAGGTTGGTATTTAACCAAAAAAATCTTATATTATAGTTAATAAGTGTGTGTGGTGTAGAGAATTAACAGTGTAAACGCTCGCTCCCGCGGAATTAATTGTATCCTCCCTATACAGACCTAAAGGAAAACTATAGAGACTACGATTTTAAATATAATTAACAATGTATAATGAAGTAATATTGGCGATCCTATCTTTCACAATCATAATGATGGG